CGCCGGGCGCGCTCTGCCTTGAGCTTGTCCAACCGCCGCTGCATTGCATCCATCGGATGATATTCGGCCTCGGTGTGCACGCCCTGCGACTTCGTCACGACTTTGCTCACGCCGCTTGAGAGAACTTCCTCAAGCTCGGCGATCTGTTCATCGAGCGACATGTGGTTGCTTCCTTAAATCCAGTCGCTGGGTGCGACGGTTGGTTTGGTCTTTGGACCCTCGGCCGCCTTGCCCTCGAATGGGCTATCGGCCGTCTCAAACAGATCCTCGGTCTTTGGCGCGCCATGCACAGCCATCAGCAGCTCAGACCAGCGCTGCTCGGTCAGCTGCATGCGGTGCTGCAGAAAGAACGCCAGCGCCTTGGCGTAAACCGTCACGTCCAGCCAGTCGTTTGGCCGGCCGACGATCCGTTTCCACTCGCGTGGCGCGTGCGGATTGATCAGGTTTCGCGCCCGGCGCTTGACTGCGTTGCGGGCTTCCTCATCGGGATCCACCAGCCGCTCGGCCGTCAATTCCTTGATGAAAGCCTCATCAGCCAGCTCGGGCGTGAGGTGCAGCGTGTTGCGCGGCCAGGCACCTTTTTCGTCAGTGCCCGCGACCAGGTTGGCCAGACCGGCCATCACCGCCGTTTTGATGTCGAACGAATAGACCGGATAGAGCAGCGCCTTGGCGATCGCCCGCCCGCGCTGATCTTTCACCGTCTGCTTGGTGGGCGAGCCCAGCCAGGCAGCGCCGGCCTTGCGTGGCCGACCATCGAGCGCAAACACGTTCGGCCGAGCCCGGCAGAACATATAAACCCGGTTGGTCGCATAGCCCGAGTCAACGCCGGCCAGGTCGATGCCCTTCTCGATGCCGCCCGTTTTATACTTGCGGCCCAGCGCATCGGCCAAAGCGATCCAGGGCTCATCAGACTGATCTGGCGCGCCTTCAAACACCTCGCGATCGACCAGCCACATTTGATCGCGTGGCCCGATCGCATAGACCGCCCACTTGATCCCGTAGCTTTGCACGTCCGCAGCAGCGACCAGCAGGCCCGCCTGCGCCGGCACAACGCTGCGCGGGTAATGCGTGCCGCGTGTTGCCTCGACGATCTTCTCCCAATCGATCGCCTCGCCACCTGGATCATAAGGCTTTGCCAGATCCTGCTGGAAAAACGTCCGCAGCTTGGTGGTGTCGCCCTGGGCGTCGATCCAACGCGCCCAGATGTCTGCCCAGCGCTCACGCGGGGCGTAGGCGGCCCATAGGTCATAACTTGGCTGCCAGTCCTTGCAGCGGCCCTCACAGGGCTCACAGCGCCACTCTGCCAGCTCACCGGGCTTGATGATCTCGGGCACCTGCCCATCAACGCCCTCGGCCACCCGCGTGGGGATCCAGTGGGCACCGGCCAGCATGTCGGCCTTGTGACCATCCTGGATCACCCCGTCACAACTCAGGCACCGAAAGTGCACCGGCAGGCCGGCATCATTGTCGGCTGGGCGCATCTGCTCAAACTTGAGCGGGTGATAATCGCCGCAATGCGGGCAAGGCACGTAAAGGAAACGCTGATCACCAGCGTCAAAGTCATCGCTGATGGCACACTCGCCAACCTCGCCAGGCGTCGAGCCCTGCCATTCCTTGGCTAGATCGCCATACATTTTCTGTCGCGCCCGCGCCTGGTCGCGTGGGCTTCCGCGCCCGTCAACGTCGCGCGGGTAACCGGTGATCTCATCCATCGCCAGGTATTTGATCGAGACCATCTGCAGACCCTTGGAGGATCCAGCATTGACGATCTGGGCAAACCCGCCAGCGTAGCGCTTGAAAGCCGTTGTCGATCCCTGCTCATCGCGGCTGCTCATCGGCGCCACCTTATGGCGGATCCGGGGCGAGGCATCGATCGTGGGCTGCAGCTTCACCCGGTTAAATTTGGTGGCTTCCTCAAGCGTCGGCAGCACGATCATCATCGAGCCAGGCGCCTGGTCGACAATGTAGCAAAACCAATTCTCGATCGCTGTCGACTTGCCCAGCTGCGCCGCCCAGCGCGCAGTCACCCGGCGCGCCGGATGATCTGGGTGCAGGCAATCTTGCGGCTCGCGCAGATAGGGCACGCGGCTAACGCGAAACTCGCCCGGCCAGGGCGAGCCCGAGGCATCCGACACAACGCGATAGCGCTCGGCATGCTCGGTGATCGTCAGATCCTCGATCGGCTTGCTGGCCTTGGCCAGGGCGCCGAACAGAACCGTTTCGCCATGCACCAGGGTAGGAAACTGCTGGCGCAAGGTGACATCGCTGATCATTGCAGTGCCATAGGTTCCTGGTCATCGTCGCCGGCATCTTGTGCGCGGCGCCGTTTATCAAGCTGGGTCAGCAGCTCGCGATGGAAAACATCAACGCCCACATTGGCGAAGCTCTTGAGGGACACGCGCACCACGCGCTCATCCCAGCCATATTTCAGCGCCAACGCGGCCGCCTCGCTTTCCACGGCACGCTCAAATGCGTTGCGCATCATCACAACCGCGCTTTGGCCGGCATCGGCCACCTCGCTGATGCTGGTCACCTTGCCCAGGCGCGCTGCCAGGTCCAGCTCGCGCATCTGCGCGACGGCCTCTTTGTCGCGCGCTGCCGCGTTACCTCTCGAAATGTTGGCAATTGGCTGCTTGGAGAGCGCCAATTCGCCAACGATATTTGGCCGGCTTGGTAACTGTAGGCGCACGTTCTCGCTTCGATGCTGCGCCAGAAGCCGGAAATCCACTAAGTTGGACTTACCTTCTCGCCTGGTGGGCAAGGCCTCCGCATGCTGCGTGACGTATCGAGAGAGCGTAGAGCGATCCACCTGATCGCCATCAGACGACAGGCGCTTGGCCGCCTCAGTAATCGAAATCCAGTCTGAATCTGTCACGTGCTGCCTCTCGTGCAGCACACGTGCAAGCACGCGTGTTGCGTGTACCGCTTTCGAAGTTGCGCACTAGAAAAATCCCGCAAGTCCGCTGACCCGCGGGCGAATGCGCGCTGGGGAGGACCCAATGGGGGGCGGGGTCAGTGGTCGAAAATGCTGGCGATGGCGGCGACAAATGCACTTAGCAACGAACAGACCAAGATCATCCCCCAGCCTTGCGACACTGTCGGTCCAAGGTCACCACCTACCAAGGCGACGCCGTGCCAAATGCCCACTAGCAGCCCGCCTAGAACTGCACCAAATGCACCGACAATTGCCATCGCCTCCATGCGCCTTACCTTCCAAATCGCTTGATCAGATAGGCTTCAACACGTTCGCGGAGAATTGGCGCGGCTGTGCGTTCGAATGCGGCTTTGGTGGCGCCCACGGTCATTTCGTGGGGAATGCGGACCTCAGAGCGGACCTGTGCGAGCTTGGTGCCGGCTTTGTCCAACCGCTGGAAGACTTGGCCTTGGAACTGCGGCACCACCACACGGCGGGGGAACTTGCCGCCCTTCATGAACGTGCCAGGGTAAAGGCGAGCTTGGCCAAACGGCTTGGCGGTCACACCTGCCCGCCCCTCTTTGGGCTTAAGGAATTTCAGGCGGATGAAGCCGCCACGCGTGGTCATTTCGTACGACAATTTGCCGTTGGCGCGTGCCGTGGCGGGATTGCCGATGGCTCGCACGATGGTCTTGCGGGGCAAGCCGGTCTGCCGAAACAGATGCTTGATCACCTGCGTCTTGGCGAGATTGCCAACCTGGTTGACGATTCGCGGCAGTACGACCGGATTTTGCCGGCTCACTTGCTCAAGCAGATCACCGAACTGCTGCAAGTGCTTATCTGCCCAACGAATTGACACGGACATCGCTCAACCCAAACAAAAAGGCGAACCGCTATCCGCGGCTCGCCTCAGGTCAACCTTCAATCAAACTAACTCTTCTTGCGGCGCTCTGGCAACAAAATAGGCCCACTAAAGCGAGCCCTGTTGCCGACGCAGTTCGTCAGCTTGCCCAATTCATGCTCAAAGCGTTCCGCTTCGTCAAGGGTGGCGTTTGCTCGCCATTTGGAAATGCACCGCCAAATCGTCCAAAGCCTCGCGCAGCTCCTGCCCTGCCCTGAGGCTCGCGCGCCCGCTGCCGCCCGCAATACGCCGCAGCGACATGTCATAAATCACCACGCGTTCGACCAGACTGGAGCGGATCATACCGAGAAACTGAACGGCCTCGGCATAGTCGCGTCGCGCCCGTTCGCCGATCTCCCCAACCACGCTGGTGTTGATCGAGCTATCCACCCGCACAGCGGCGTAGTCGGTCGCCCGAGCGCCCCCCAGTTGGGCCCGATCATGCAGCAGGCGAAAGCGTGCTGCGACGGCCTCGTGTTGTTCGGTACGGTCTTTGATCCGCGCCAATCCGCCAATCAGCTCCACCATGTTGATCGGCACACTGAGCTTGCCGACATTGGGCCCTGGCCGAGCCCGGCGCCGTTCGAAGTACTCGGCGTCGGTCATCATCGGATCTGGCACCAGACGGTGCTCGATCTGCCGAACATCCTGACTTGCGCTCGCCACCATCTTCTTGTGCCCCTTCTTGGAAATCATCAGCCCGCCGCCCTTTCGTTCGCCTGCTCTCCAGCCACCAGCGCCCGCGCCGCATCCACCAGATCCCTGGGGAACGTCCAGCTACCCGACTTGCCAACTGGCACCGGTCGACCACGCAATCGCTCGCAAGCCTCGAACAAGGCCATCTGCTGCCATTTGCTGACGGATTCGGTGCCGCTCATGTCGACGGCATTGGCCGGGTCGAGCTTGGTCGAGATGGGCAGATTGGCCGCGTCGAGCCATTTCTGGCCCTTGAGCCAGTTCACCAGATAAGGCGCGAAGCGACAGGCTTCCTCGAAGTCATCGCCCTTGCGCGCCGCCTCTTCGCGGAACCACTGCGCGAACCGCAGCGCACCGGCCTCGACGGCAGGCAAATCGCCTTCATCGATGTTTTCGAACAGCTGCCAAGCGTCCATTTGCGGACTATTGGGACGCATCGGAAAAGCTTCCCAGATCGTCTGGAAGACCGAACCGCGATCGCTACGCGGCGCGCGCGTATTGGTTCTCTTACTGGTTAACTTACTGGTTAATCCTTTTATGTGTGTCTCACCAGTGAGACACGGCTCGGCCCTCAAATGAGACACGGCTCGGCCCGAATTTGAGACACGGCTCGCTGTCTCTTCGTCGTCAAATGAGATACGGCTTTCACCAGAATCCGGTTCATTTTCGTCACCAGAAGCCGTGTCGCAATTTGAGACACGGCTTTCCGCATCGGCCGCGATTTCAAATTCGTCTTCAAAGGCCAAAATGTAGCGTGTGGGCAACTGCTTTTTGGTGACTGGGTGGTGCCGCACTACGCGGCGGATCAGCGCCTTACGTTCCAGCTCCAGCAGAATGCGGTTCACGGTCGCCCGCGAGATTTCGCAGTCACGCGCGAGCGTACCTTGGTCTGGGAAACACCCGTTATCGGGATTGTGACGATCCGCAAGCTGCCAGAGCAAGACCTTGGCGACGGGGCTTACACCGCGCTGAGACACTGCCCAATTTGTGGCCTTGTGACTCATGTGCCCCCCCCACGTTCAAAGCGCGCAGCATCCGCCCGCTCATCACCGCCATAAAGGAAGCGCCCTGCCCGCTTCGCGCTTTCCTGCGGCGCTGCGTCCAGCCCATCGGCATCGACGACAATGACCGTTCGGCCACAGCGCTCAGCAAGCGCATAGAGCGCGTCGACATGCGGGCCGCGATGATGCGGACCTATCGTCACGAACACGACGCATCCCCGCTTTCGATTTTGGCCAGCTGGCCATCAAAGGCCGCAAGTACCGATTGGGCGTCGGCCAGCTTCACGCGCAAGGTCATCGCCTCGTCTGTTGTGATCTTTCCATCGGCCAAGGCCTCGCTGATGGCCGCGACCGCTTCTGCGTGTTCCCGGACAATGCTGCACAGCGTGGTGACAGAACACTCGACGGCCCCGGAGGCTGGTGGTGCCGCAATCACCAGCCCCAATTCTCTGGCCGCCAGGGCGATAAAACGGGGCGGTCGCCCCATGCTGAGACTGTGCTTATCAACCTCAATAGCAGCATCGAGCGGCACAACGCGGTTGATCTGGTTCAGGCTGGAATATTCAGAAAACCGAGAGGAATGGGTCATGCGCGTGGCAACTGCCGCCAACACTTTGTCGCCGCCAGCGTCGTCGCGGGCTTGCTTTGTCGCCTGCTTTACGCGGATCCACAGGGGCATGGGTTCAGTCATCGGGGCCTCGGAGTCAAAATGGGCGCGCCGTAACGCGTGACGGCACGGCGCCGATGCGCCATGCTCGAAAGGGTAACGAGACCGGTACGCGTCTCAGTCCGGGAGGTAGCGGGCCGCGTACCGGTAAGCGCCGCGCCGAGGTCGCGTTGGCGGGCGCTGTTCATTGGCAGCTCAGTTAAGCCCGAGCTGTACCAAAAGGAGATGAGTGATGGCGTCACGAGCGCACCACCTTGCCGGCAAATCGGCCCGACAACACAATGCGCGGCGGCTTGTTCGTGCGCAGGGGCGGCCCGCCACTGACGATGATATCGCGTGGCCTTATGCCAGCTCTGCGCATGTCACGGATGGCACCTGCCATCGCAAGGCGCTCAGCCGGTGACATTGGTCGGGTGTGCCTCATGGCGCCCCCCCCTGAGAAGGGGCCGGACCGTAAACATCGGGTCGGAGGACATACCTAGAAATGCCAGTCACTCGCTCGACGTCTAGGCATCGCTCGGCCGGAACCTTTCGGCGTCCATTTTCCCAGCGGCTCCACATCGCAACGGTAACTTGAAGTGCCTCAGCAACTTCGTCGGCAGGTCGTTTGGCGACGGCGCGCCAGGTCCTAAGTGGGTTTTCCATACCGAGCAGAATTTCCATATCGGAAATTTAGCGTTAAGCCATATTATTTCCATACCGGAAATTTTGCACTTTCCAAAAAGGAAAGCTAATATAATTCAAATGGTTGAACGCATTCATCAAAGCAAACCGGCTAGGCTTTATATCCGCGAGTGGATGGCAACCATCCCTGGCTTAGATCAAAAACGCCTTGCAGAACGAATGGAACGCTCGGAAGGTGCAGTATCGAAGAAGCTGAAAGCACCTGAAAAGATTGATGCGCAATGGCTTTCTGACTTCGCCAATGCTTTGAGCATTGCTGTCCCCGACTTATTCCGGGATCCCAACGCACCCACGCCCGAAGAGCTTCTCCGAGGATTGACACCGCAACAGGCAAAGGAAGTTATTGATTTTGCATCCTTCGTGCGTTTGCGGGACGGAACGAACGGTTAGTTTCTAGCCGCCAGCGCCCCATAGTTCGATTTCCGTTATGGAAATTATTGTTGACACCTCTGTTTCCATAATGGAAATTGCCTCCAACTTCCCTGTTGGAGAGCAAAATGTTCACTTCTGCCCCCGCGACCGCCAGCCACCTTCACGAACTGGGCATCCATCCTCTCGCCGCGCAGATGCGCGACATCATCCTCGCCAAGGCCGTAGATGGCCAACCGACAATGGCGGAGGATCTAGGGCTCTTCACGAGCGCCGAAATCGCCGCCCACCTCCCAACCGCGAAGACCCTCGCCAATAAACAGATCGTTCGGCAACTTGATGATGGCCGAGGCTTCGAAAGCCGCGCGCAGCTTTTGACTCGTGTCACACTGCTCTTGCTCGCCAAAATGCCCAACGAAATCACGCTACACGCCACCTTGCGCGCCCACAGCCTGACCGACGCCGAGATTGCAGAACTGTGGGACGATCTGATGGCGACAACAGCCGACGCTTTTATCCGCAGCCGTCCATTGCCCCAGCTGAGGGCTGTGCAGTAATGGCCAACCCAGCTGAATCGCAAGCACTTGCTTGCGCCCGCAAGTTGCTCGACACCGTCACCTTTGACAGCGATGGCGTTACCATCGGCAATCAACGCCAGGGCGGCAATGGCGGCCTGCTGTCCATGGACAGCCTCAAAGCGGCCGACCAACTGCGCCGCGCGCTCGACCACCTCGACGCCACCACGGAGGCCGCGCAATGACCGAGCCGCTTCGTGCCCGCAATCAACGCATCGCCCCCAGGGGGCTCAATCGCGAGCAGGTATCTGCCTATATCGGCATCAGCCCCAGCACGTTTGATCTTCTTGTCGACAAAGGCCTGATGCCAGCGCCGCGCATGCTCGAAGCGCGCCGGGTGTGGGATCTGCACGAGGTCGACCAGGCGTTCGACATCCTGCCTCATGCCGCCCCTTTCAATACCGGGGGCAATAAGGCACCTTCTGCTGTCAATGACTGGAATTGACCATGGAGCGCGCGTTGAAACTCGAAGCCAAGGTTCGGGGCCTGGTGAAAGACACCGATCGGCGCGGCAATGTCCGCTATTACTATCGCCGCAAGGGCTTTCCCAAGGTTCGGCTGCGCTCCGAGTTTGGCACTGACGCGTTTCGTGAAGAACTACGCTGCGCAGAACTTGGCATCCCGTTTGGCGGTGCGCCACAGCTACCGCAACCGGCCAACACCACGCTGGTGCGCGCTGGCTCATTCCGCTGGCTTTGCCTGGAATACCTGCGCCGCGCAAAATCCCAATGGGGCGCGATGACCCACGCCCGCAAGAGCCGCATGCTTGCCGACATCTGCGACAGCACCAGTCTTTCCAAAAACGGCACCAGGACGGGCGACCTGCCCTTCCTGGGCATGCAACTCAAACATGTCGCCCAGCTGCGCGATGACAAGGCCGACATGCCCAATGTCGCCAACCGCCGCGTCAAAGAAATCAGCGCCCTCTACAATTGGGCCATCGGCACAGGGCTTGCCCAGATCAACCCGGCAGACAAGTGCGCTAGGCTCAAAGCCCCTACCGAGGGCTATCATACCTGGACCCTGCCCGAGATCGCCCAATACCAGGCAACGCACCCGCCCGGCACCAAAGCCGATCTCTGGCTGCGCATCCTGCTATTCACCGGCCTGCGCAAATCCGACGCCAGCACGCTCGGCCGCCAGCATATCTATGAGGTCAACGGCGAACGCCGCATCCGTATCACGCCGAGCAAAACGCGCGATTCCAGCGCCGTGGTGGTCGACATCCCCTTACTGGCGCCGCTTGCAGAAGCCATAGACGCCCTTCCCCGCACCCAACTGACCTTCATGGCCAAAACCAACGGCACGCCCCACACCAGCAACACCCTGGGCAGCTACATGCGCGACTGGTGCGACGCCGCCGGCTTAAAGCACTGCAGCTCTCACGGCCTACGCAAAGCCGGCGCAGTCATCGCCGCCGAGGCCGGCGCGACCAGCCAGCAGCTGCAGGCGATTTTCGGCTGGACGACGTCACACCAGGCAGATCATTACACAAAAGCCGCGAGTCGGCAGAAGTTGGCGACTGATGGGGCCAGGCATTTGCGGATCGCATC